CGGGATATATTTTTTGGAGTTTGAGGACATTTGCCCCGGAGCCGGCTGTATAACTTTTTAGCGGTGGCGCTGTTTCAGAAGACTCAGTACCCGCCGCTTTGGTTGCTGCCGGATGTTGCTTTTGCGAGGTGGAGTTTGCAGGCGGTATTCTTTTCAGGGCTACACTGCTGGTAGCCGCCGCTTTCACATCATAAGACTGGGCAATCACGCCGCTAAATGCCTTCTGATCAATCACCTTGAAAACATGCTCATCGCCGTCGCTGCGCACCAGCGTTTTCCACGGCAGCGCTTGCCCGGAAGCGCTCCTGGCCGAATAAGGTTTAAAAAAAATAATAGCGCCATTTTTCACCGTGGCCTGCGCGCCGTAGTTTTGTGCCAGCCGGGTGAGGAAATATCCGTCATTCTCATCGGTCTGATCGATGTGCGGGATCTTAATGCTGTCGAGCTCCGGCGCGATAACCGGCAAAGAGAGATTATTGCGCGCTGAGAGGATCCTTACGATCGCACCCAGCGTGTAGTCATCATAAGACTGGCTGCGTTTTGTCTCGAATGTCCCACGAAAATCGGCACTGCGGGCGGTGATGATCACAATATCTGGTGATCCCTGATGGGTCACGGTATCCACAATGAAGTACCCGCAGTCGTACAAAGCCTGTTTCGACCACCCGATATGCAAATGCAGAAGAGTGCCTCTGGCGGGCATTTGCAGTTGTCCGTCGGCATCGTCGAATTTGAGCGTCAGATCATCTGCCGCGAATCCGCTCTTGTCATTGACGGTGAGACTGATGATGCGGCCTGTAACACTTTGTTCCAGCACCTTATTTTTAATTTTCAGAGTAAAAGCCGGCGCGATCCGTGCGCCAGCGGGTAACTGAAGATCGGTAAGCATCGTTATCCTCCGGTAATAAAATTACCAATTGCCGAACTGGCCTTGTTATACAAACCTTCAGCCTGCGCCATCAGGTCACCAAACATGGCGGCCTGAGATTCATCCACCCGTTTAAGAATGACGCTGAAAGAAATACTTCGCGCCTGCCCGTTTGAATTGAATTCGCCGTTGTCATTCGTCAGGCTCTCAATGACAAACATGCCATGAATAGTGCCGTTGCCTTCAATCAGCGGCCACGCCCGGCCTGAATCCGCCATGCTTTGCAGGGTTTGCAGATAGCGCATGCCGCCGGTCAGTTCCGGCAGGAGTTGTCCCGTCAGCTTCAACGTTTCCTTGCCCGGTCCGAGAAATTGCGAAACCGCCCGCTGGCCGAAACGGGCGTTTTCCGCCCAGGTGTAATTCACCTGATGATTGGTGGTCTGATAGGGCAGAGTGCTCAGTTTGAATACAAATAAACCCAGCGACATCATCATGAGTAGAAGCCTCCGTTACTGAACTGGCTGTGCAGCGCATTCTCGTCATTCCTGTCACGCTCATTCATTGCCTGGTTAATAAAGCCCTGAATTTTCGGATAGTCTGTTTCAGGCGTGGCGGTAAAACTGAAATTCATGGTCGTTGCCCGGTTATCGGTCAGATTATTGGCAACGCTGTTTTTAGCAGGCTGGTACAGGCTGAGCGTTCCGCCTGTCGGCGAAATATTCGGCGCAAAGGCCGCTGGCGCACTCAGGTTCTCAGCCGGTTCATCGGAATCACTGCTGAAAATATTCAGAACGGAATCGACGCCTTTACGCGCCCAGTTAAAGACTTCCCCGATTTGAGAGACGGCATTCTTCAACGTCACGAAAATTTCTCCGATGGCTTCCCCAACCAGTTTGCCAACGTTGCTAAAGCCCGCCAGCTGATCCTGCGTAAATTTAATCGGCGTAAACAAATCAGTTATCCACCCGAGCGCAGCTTTGAAAGGTGCGAATGTCAGGGTGATCGGCCCTATGACAGAACTGAAACCCGCGACTAAACCGCTGACAAAAGCACTGATCGGCTCCCAAAGTTTTACGATGGCGATGCCAATACCGGCAATCAGGGCGATGACCGGCAACAGCGGCAACCCGATGGCTGCAAAAGCGGCTGCAATCATGCCGCCGGTGCTGGTGAAGAGGGGGCCGAGTACTCCGGTTCCGGCCATCAGCATATTGATGCCGCTCAGCACCGGCGCGGTGGCGGCACTCACTGAACTCAGTGCACCGACAATGCCGGTAATCCCTAAAGCAAGGCCGAGCAGGGAATTCACCAGTTGTGGATTATCGTTTATCCAGGTATTGAGCGTGGTCAGCCAGCCGGTGGCGGTTTGCGTCAGTTCGCGCAGCGCCGAGCTTTGCCCTTCAAACAGATTGATGCGCAGGGTTTCCCATGTCGCAAACAGTTTGGTGATATCGCCATCGAGGTTGTCACCTTTCACCGTCACGGCCATTTGTGCGTCCGGCGTATCGCCGTTGAGCTGAGCCGGTGTCTGCGCCAGAACCTGACTGGCATCCAGCCCGTCTCCGGCGAGTTTCTTCTGCGTGGCCACAACCTCAGAAGGCGCGTGGCCAGACGCTGCCATCGACAGACTTTGCTGACGCAACGCCGCTATACGCGGATCGTCATTTTTCAGGCCGAGCATCGACTGGACTTCAGAGAGTGCGGCCTGTAGCCCGGCGCCAGGCTTGAGGAATTCTTTTGCCCGTTCAAGCTGGGGATGAGCAAAGTTAATCGCTTCGATGCCCGCGTTTTTGTTTGTTTCAGCGCTTTCCTGCCGGGGTGTCGTTTGCCCGCTAATGTCTCGGGTTTGTGGCCCGATAAGGATGGCAGGTCGTTCAGTATTCACGCCCTGACCGCGAAGATCATGGCTCTGTTGATCAACAGAATGCTGGCGCAGGAATGCGCCCGGCCCTTCGGTTATCAGCTTATATTGCGCGCCGGAGAAGTCCTCCATCACTCGTGATTGTTTCTCCAGCGTCTGGAAGTCCAGAACGACATCGCTGATATCATCTGAAATGACGCTGTATAACGTCTTTTCCGGCAGCATTGTGAAATTTCGCCAGACATTTTCCGTCGCGGCTTTCAGCGCTTTTAGCTGCTTATTGATGTTCCCCAGCGTCGAGGGTAACTGTTCGACATTACTCATCTGTTTTGACTCCGCTGCGTTGCAATGCCTTATATCGCCAGCTCAACAGATCGGTGAGCGACATGCCGTCCATTTCGGACGGCGGCCAGTGGAAGATCACCGCGATGTCTGCCATCAGATCATCCACGGTGAGCCGGGGCGCGATCTTTACGCCGCCGGTTTCGGTGATAAAAAACCAATCACCTTGCCCGCGAGCGCAATCAGGTCAGGCAGCTCGAGGCGTGTGCACTCTTCTTTGGTGAGATTGGGAGAAGTGATGCGCGGCAAAATAGTGATCAGCGCATCGACGTCGGCGTTCGCCAGCGCCGCCAGCCCGATACCGCGCAGGCTGCCCGCCGTCGGTTTGGTCACCTGAATTTCTGTGATTTCCATATCGCCGCGTTTGAGCGGAACATCAAGAATCACAGTGTTGTCGTTGTTTTCAATCTGGCTCATAGGGTTTCCTGTTTAAACGAAAGTGAAGCCGGCAACATTTGCCGGCTCAGGGAAGGGAATTACAGGCCGAGTGCGGTGCGGTGTTCAGTCAGGCGGTCAACGCCGTTGACGATTTCCACCATATTGACGGTATCGATCTCAATCAGCTCTTTGCCGTCGATAGTCAGTTTGAAGTAAGTGCACTGGGTGGTGACTTTGGTTTCAGTGTCTTCACCTTGCTTGTACTCACCAAAATCAAACTCTTTGTGACGGCCACGCATCATCACTTCAACCGCTGACACATCACCGGTATCGTCACGCTGCAGGGAACCGGCAAAACGCAGAGGAATATCGGAGACGCTGCCCCACTGTTGCAGAACCAGTTCGTCCAGACCGCCGATCGACCATTCCAGCGTCAGCGCATCGTCGTCGAGACCGAAATCCACCGCGACCGAACCGCTCATGCCGCCGCCGCGATAGTTTTCCAGCTTGCGGGTGAGTTTCGGCAGGGTCAGGGAAGAGACAAGGCCGAGGTAGCTGTTACCGTCGTTAAACAGGTTCAGGTATTTCAATTTTTTAGGAAGTGCCATGAGTCATTTTCTCCTTAGCTGTTGATGGACGCGGCAAAGTTCACCAGATAAGAGTCGGTGATACGCTGGCGCAGGGTCAGATCTTCCAGAGGCGGAACCGGCGTGTAGTCATAATCGATATACAGCTTGCCAGCCTTCAGGGTTTCCGCGGTGTTAGCGGTTTCGTCGTACCAGCAATCGCCATCAATGATGTAACCCGCTGATTTCATTTCGCGCATTTTGGCTTTGATGCCGTCGATCATGTCGCGCACCAGCGACGGGGTCATGGGTTTATCGACCGCCCACATGTGTGCTTCCGCCATGGTATCGGCCAGCACCTGAGCGGTGCGGGTGTAGTTTTCGAAGATGAACAGTGAATCGTCGCTACAGGTACGGTTGCCCCAGAAGCGGAAGCCGTCTTTGCGCACCAGCGTCGTCACACCGGCTTCGTTTAGCAGGTCAGCATCGGTGCCGCTCGCCTGTAAATCCCAGAATACGCTGGCGGAAAGACCGGTCACGCCGTTCACGCCGACGTTTGACAGGGTTTTATGCCAGCCGGTTTCCTGGTCGATTTTGGCGCGCAGACCCAAAGCGCGTGCAGTGGCGTAAGCAATATCAGACTGGCTGGTAGCCGTATTCCAGTTCACAAAATCCGGCCATATCAGCATCAGTTCACGCTGGCTGAAGTTGTCGCGGTATTTGATTGCATCGGAAAGCGTTTTTGCGCCGTAAGCGCTGATATAGCCGAAGGCACGCAGCTGCTGACATACACCCGCCAGTGCGGTGGCGACAGCCTGATTATCCAGGCCCGGAACGCCCAGGATGCGAGGCTTCACGCCTAATTCTGCCTGCGCAGAAAGCAGGGCTTTCATGCCGGTATAACGACCGTTGGCATCCGAACCGCCAATAATATTGCTGGTGGTGGCGTCTTCATCTGCGCCGGTCGCAACACGCACGACCACGGTGACGGGCTTGCATTGATCCGCGATAGCCAGCAGCGCCGCACGCAGTGTCCCGGTTTTACCCGCCTTACCGCTGGCAGCCAAAACGTCGGTAATCAGGACCGGTGTGTTGAGCGGAAACGTGGTGGCATCCGCATCTTCTGCGGTACATACCATGCCGATAATTGCAGTTGAAACAGTGGAAATAACGCGGGTGCCATCATTGATTTCGACGACACGAACGCCGTGATGATAATCAGCCATCAGGGTGACTCTCTCTGTTGTGGGGGGTGAAGCAAGGATGCCGGTTCACAAAAGAAAGCGCATTCAATGGCAGGCGTGGGGGGAGTGACACAACAGGTGCCTATTCTGAATCAATAAAAAAGCTCCCAAAGGAGCTTTAGATTAGGCCGGGATATCAGGCCAGATAATGTCAGGAGCTGTTTTAGGATCTATCCGGCTAACTGAAACCCTGTAAAGCATCCATTTATTTAATTCAGCAAGCTCATTAACTGTCGCAATACCTAACTCTTTTGCATCTTGTAGAGGGCTAATTATTACTGAGGCTTCAGTAAGTAAAGTGTTCTTCTTATAAGCCACCTGTTCAGCTAGTTCATTACCAGAGTAAACTCTGAGAGTGATTTTTTCACCGTCGAATACCCATTCCCCTCCCGTTGGTATCTTTTTAAAATTTTCTGGAATGAAATTCACCTCAGCTAAATTAAAAGATTGTGGCCATAAGGTCGATGCATCATAACTGGCAGCGTTAATTACACCCTTTTCATCAAATACTATTTTTAGGGTGTCTGGAGAGAACTGTTTTTGTAACTGATACCAGTCATTATATTTTGGGTCGGAAAGAAATGTAATGCCATGTGAATCTGCGAGCAGAGTTTCTTTTTCATTCAGTTCTTCACGCAATGAAAAGGGACCATAAATTTTTGTTTTCATGCATAACCTACCGTATACCAGTTGCCATTAATAAGTTTCTGTAAGGGGCGAAGGCGGATCCAATAATTTGAGCTTCCTGCATCTTTAAATGAGGTCATAACGCCGCCGCCCATACGTTCATTGTTCCCTCGCTCCTGAAATTCTGAGGAGGCGCCAAGACGAATATCACCGACAAAGTATGCATTAGTCCATTCGTTCGTGGCGAGCGTCACAACGGCATTGCTTGTTGAGTGGCGCATATAAGGAGCACTTGCACTCCCTGAAACAAAACCAGCCACATTACATGTATCACGCTGGATTGAGTTAACTGCTTCAGGAGTTGGTTTATTATTTGGGCTATATACTCTTTGCCCCGCTTCGGTTATTGTCCCCGAAGTGCTGAGATCTCCAGTTCCACTGAAGATAACTTGCCCTGTTTGAACGGTATTGTCTATATTGATTGTCCTGAAAACAAAGCCGCCAGGACCATTGCCTCTATTGTTAATGAAATTAGATTCACCTCTGTTTCCACTTTCATTCCAACCAATATAAGTTCCTTGGGAATGGTCTAAATATGCAACTTTGTTTGCAACGAAATATCCAGCAGAAAATTTTGAGCCATAAATATCAGCACCATTAATGTCTCCAGGGCAAGCTAACCCATTTGTATTAGGGTCAAATATCCATACAGCTGTTTTTCCGTTATCTCCGATGACATGAATACATGCTCTGGCATAATCAGGGTTGCCGCTGGTGAGTGCTCCAAAACTTACGGCTGCCCCATAACCATGTGTTTGTGTATGAGTTAGTCCCTTAATAATAGGCAAGTAGTTGCTAACGCCTGCCGGTGCTGCCAATCCAAAAGGAATTAAGAAAGGTGATTTGGGATTAGTATATTGAGCTGCTAAAGCACCGAATCCCTCCCATACTCCCGGTTTAATGCTGTAACGTGCTGAGTTAGCCAAATAGCCTACATCGCCCCCGGCGGTAGGTACCGCCCCGACGTTTCCCGCAGCGATACTGATATCCGCCGTCCCATCAAACGCCACGCCCGCAATTTTGCGTGGGGTTGCCAGTTTAGTCGCAGCAGCAGCCGTGCCTGTCGCAGGCAGCGCGCCGACATTTGCCGGGGGAATACTGATATCCGCCGTCCCATCAAATGCCACTCCCGCAATTTTCCTTGCCGTGGCGAGTTTTGTGGATGCCACGGCAGTGCCGCCTGACGGCAAACGCCCGTTCGCATTGTCATTTGCGGTTTTCACCGCTTTCGGCGTTGCTGCAAGCACTTCGCTGGCGCTGTTCACCGCGCTGCTCAGTTGCACAAAACCTTTCGCGGTAAGAGTGCCATCTGGGTGGTTGCGCGATTTCTCGTGGGCGGCCAGCAGGTCATTCACATACTCTTCGGTTGCAACGATCAACGAATCATCGATGGTCAGACTGACCGCGTCAGTGCTGGTAACGGTAATGACCATGCGTAGCGTTTGTGTGCGGCCTGAACCCTCCTCCAACGCGGGCTTATAGGTCTCAGCCATATTACAGACTGCAATCAGCGTACCGTCATCGGCATAAAGCCCCATTTCCCGCATCCAGAAGCCCCCGGCGCTGGCGGGAATAATCGCTTCGGCGATGACCCAGTTGGAATGTTTGCTGTCCGTTTTCAGTGAGTTCAGCTTTATGCGGTAGGTCTCTTTGACCAACCGGGTTTGCGTGGAAACCGGTACGGTGGCTTTGCCGCCGCCGTCGCCCACGGCCATTTGGGTGATGTTGATGTCCTGACCACTCTCAATGGCGGTGGCAATGCGCGCCTGTCCGAGGTCAGTGACGACAGATTTAAATGTGCTCATAGTGTTCCTTATCAGCCTGGGTAAACAGTGAGAGTGTCAGCGTCATAAGCCGCGGCACCGAGAAAGATTTTTCCGGCAATATCCTGAGTAATTGTCAATGCTGTCAGATGCCTGCTGGCCGGTTTGGCGTCGGTGATTAAACGCTCCATTTCGTTGTACATCGCCTCGTCGATGCCGGTTTCCAACACACCGATGTCCAGACGGAAGGTGCCGGGCACATCGCCGGTTTCCCACCATTCATTGATGTTAATGACGTAACCGAGTGGCTCAACGACGCGGCGGATCGCACTGATGGTTCCTTTGTGTTGATGGATAAACCAGGCGGTTTCAATCACGCTTCTTTTGGTGGCTACCGGCCATTCGCTGTCCCAGCTGTCGACCGAAAACGCCCAGGCCAGATAGGGCAGAAAAATGGCTGGGCAGGTTTTCGGGTTCCACAAGGTGCGAAGCGGGATCGGGACGCGCTCCAGTAATGCGCAAGCTTCGGCGGCAGCGACTTCCAGTGCCGACGAGCCAGAGGGCAATAGCCGTTTACTCATCGGAACCTCCGATCGTGATGGCATAACTCGTGCATAGGGACGCCTGCGTTTTATCGAGCACCAGATCCACCAGCGGTTTCGCCAGTTCGACGCGCTGAACGCCTTCAACGTGTAATGCGGCATAAATAGCGGAGAGACGGATATCGCGACCCAGGCGATGTTGATCGGAAATGTACTTCTCAAGCTGAGCCCGTGCGGTCTGTTCGATTGGCTCGGACTCCGGCCCTGGATACAGAAACAGCGACGCTGAGATTTCATATTCAACAATGCTGGCAGACTGCACCGCCACCCGATCGGCTACCGGGCGGACGTCTTCATCGTTCAGAGCCATCTGTACCTTTGATATCAGGTCAACGCTGGCGATGCCGCCGTTATCATAGGAAAGCAGCGTCACCAGAACATTCGCAGGGGAAGGGCTGATGACCGACACATCCGCCACCCGTCCGTCCGCCGAACGCGCATGATACTCATAGGCGCCTGTCGGACCTGCGACGCTCAGTCCTTCGAAGGCCTGTGGAATGCGCATGCGCAAATCGGTGTCGGCTTCCATCACGGCGGCGGTCGGTGGAATGGTGGCGTTGTCAGCGGCCCGGAGCACCAGACGCTCGACGTTGAAGTTCGCGGCTAGCTGATCCAGATCGTTTCCGGTTGCATAGGCCACCATGACGGCGCGGGCAGATTCGTTGATCCGCTGACGCAGGATCAGTTCGCGGTAAGCATTCTCCTGCAGCAATTTGACCAGCGGTTCGGATTCCAGCGTCAACGTACGGCTGATGGCTTCCTGCTGGTCAGCGGGATAGAGCGAAATCAGCGTACTTTTACGTTCCTCAAACAGGTTTTCATAGTCCAGTTCCTCGACCACATCGGGGGCCGGTAACTGGCTCAAATCGATCGTTGCCATAGTGTCAGCTCACAGGAATATTGAGAGAAAAATCCGTCGCCATATCGCTACGGCTTCCGGTCAGTTCCACCACCATCTTGCCGGTGTAATCGGTGTCGAAAGTGATAGCGTTCAGAGAAATACGCGGTTCCCATTGCAGCAGCGCGGTGTAGCAAATTGCCATCATTTGCAGGCGCAGTGCGCCGTTTTGCGGCTGGTCAGACAGTTCTGAAAGCAACGAACCGTAGTTGCGGCGCATCACACGGGAACCCACCGGCGTGTTCAAAATATCGCTGACCGACTGCCTGATATGCTCGAGGTCTTCAATCGCCTTGCCGCTGTCTCTGGCCATGCCTGTGTATTTCGGATTACTCATTGCGGAACTCCGGTTTGGCCGTTGCCGGTTTGCACGCCGCTGTGGCGATGCGTATGCACAACGATGCCGTTAGATGTCAGACTGCCGCCGCTGTGGGTGAGATTGCCTGTCAGCGTGCCGCCCTGTTTCACTTCCAGCGTTCCGGCCGTCAGTTTGCGGGTGCAGACCACTTCCGGGGTATCAAGGGTGATACGCGTGCTGGCGGTGCAACGGATTTCCGGTGCGGTGACGTCCACTTTTTGTGTGGCGTTGACCACTGCAGTTTTGATGCCAGTGACTTTCAGCGCACTGCCGGACGGCTCGTATTCAATTACCGCTCCGTCCGGGAAGGCCAGATGAATAGCATCTGCCGACACTGACGGCGCAGGCATGGCATCGGAAAACACCGCCGGTAAGACGAACGCGGTGTTCAGCTCACCGCCGAGCGACAGCAGCAGAACCTGTTCGCCGGGCGAAGGTGCCCACCAGCTG